TGATGACGGGAAACGCAACCGATCCATCTCTCGGAATGTAACGCTTCACTATTCTCATGGTTATGGTGGAGGAGGCCCAGTTACAAAGGGCGTGATCCAAACAAACAGAAAAGCCACTTATCTTCCTGATGCTGATATTGTTATCTCAGGCCACGTTCATGAATCATGGCAGATAGAGTTGATGAGAGTGCGAGTTGGTCGCTCACAAATTTATCACGATACACAAACACACATTTGTTTACCCACGTACAAAGAGGAGTTTGGAACTGGCTTCGGTGGATGGCATGTTGAAAGAGGGGCACCACCAAAACCAATCGGGGCGGTTTGGCTTCGGTTCTATTATGTGAATTCTAGAGACTTAATAAAAAGAGGATTGCACTACGAAATAACAAGAGCGATTTGAAAAGAGAAAGAGAGTGTTTTATGGTGAAGAAATGTATCAATGTTATTTTGATATTGATTATCATCGGCTCAGTCGGATGGTACGTTTGGAAAAATGAGAAAGCAGCAGGCGAGATTAGAAGTCATGCAATTAGTAACTCGATGATGGCAACTGAAAATGCCATGATGCTTCAAATGTTTTTTGAAACAGCACCAGATGAGATTATGAGGATGATTAGAATGACAAAGTGTAACTGCGGTCACGATAGTCCGTTGAGGTCTATCACAAACAAATAATCAATGAATAAGTTTGCTCAACAATTTTTGTTGTCACTGAATCCCAAACATCGAAAGCACGATACGCAAATCAAGGAAGACTTTGTTGAATTCAATTGGTTCAATCGTTCTTGTGTTCTTGATGTGAAAGTGTTCTTCGATGGTTGGATTCATTGGCAATCTACGATTGATGGAAATCGTGATCATGGGGTTTACCATTACAACGGAAAGACTCCCTCCAATCTGCAAAATCTACTTCGGGAAGTTGCAGAAAGATTGAACTGATTTGAATTGTTTGAATCATCACAACTTCATAAAATTAAAAGCTGAAGAAACAATTGCAAATGAGGTTCTCACATGCCCACGAATATTCCCGAAAAGCTGAAGCATCTAAATCAGCAATTTTCATCTCTGCAAAATAATGCAGAAACAAGATTCAACGTGAACGATTCTTCCATCTCTCTGATGAGAAAGAACATTCTCACAAAGCTACTCGATCCACGAAGAGACATTGATATTGAATGCGGTTATCCATCCGATATATCCGCTCAACAATTTCGTTATCTTTATGATCGTGAAGGGATTGCTGAAAGAGTCGTTTCAATTTATCCAAGTGAATGTTGGGCGGTTGATCCAAAGATAAAAGAAAACGAAGAATCTGATGAGACAGAATTTGAAACAACATTCGATCAGCTTCAACGCTCATTGAATTTGTGGTCTTATCTTTCCCGAATCGATGTGATGAGCGGCATCGGTCGTTATGGTGTTCTACTTCTTGGACTCGATGACGGAAAGAATCTGAGTGAACCAGTCGAAGGCATTTCTGAAACTGGTGAGAAGGTTGGAAACGCTCAACACAAACTTTTGTATCTTCGAGTTTTTGATGAGTCGTTGATTGATATTGGTTCATTCGAAAGAGATGAATCTAATCCACGATTCGGTCAACCGATTTACTACAACATTACATTCGGAACAATCGGTGAAGGAATCAATCTTGATGAAGGAACGATTGCCAGAGTTCATTGGACTCGTGTGATCCATGTGGCTGACAACAGGCTATCCAGTGAGACTTTCGGAGTCTCTCGAATGCGTCCAGTCTACAATCGATTGTATGATCTTAGAAAGCTGTTGGGCGGCTCTGCTGAGATGTTTTGGAAGGGAGCATTTCCTGGCTATTCGTTTGAGGTGAATCCTGATCTTGGAGATGTTGAACTTGATACGGTTGCATTGAGAGCGGAGTTTGATTCTTACTCAAATGGACTTCAAAGATATTTGGCATTGGCTGGAGTTCAAGCCAAATCATTATCACCACAAGTCGCAAATCCTGAAGCTCACATCAACGCACAAATCAAAGCCATAGCCATAACGCTTGGAGTGCCACATCGAATCTTCATGGGATCGGAAGCGGCTCAACTTGCAAGCTCTCAAGACAAACAAACGTGGAACAATCGAGTCAAGCATCGCCAAGACAAGTATGTGATTCCATACGTGATTCGCCCGTTCGTTGATCGATTGATTGCTTTTGGTATCTTGCCAGAAGTTGAAGATTACGAAGTTAGGTTTGCTGATCTTTCAACACCAAGTGAAGAGGACAAAGCAAGAGTTGCGGGAATCCAAATCGAAGCCATTTCCAAATACGTTCAATCGGGAGCCGATGCACTTGTTCCGCCAATGGAATTTTTGACTGTCATCATGGGACTCACAACAGATCAAGCGGAAGCCATTTTGATGGCGGCGGCTGATCAGATTGATCAAGACATGATCGACGAAGAAGCCTATGAGCAAGAATTGATTGACGAAGAAGAAGAGCCGGTTGAAGAAGAGGTTGAAGCCGAAGAACCGATTGAAGAAGAACCGGAAGAAGAAATTGTTGATAATGCTTTGAGTGATATTGATGTTTCTGTTTCGGATGGAATGATTGCAGAAGCCAAGAGGGGACTTGAATGGAGAAAAGAGTTCAAGCGTGGTGGGACAAACATCGGAGCCGGAAGAGCAACGCAAATCATCAACGATAAAAAGTTGAGTCTTGCCACATGGAAACGAGTCAAAGCATATTTTGACAGGCACGAAGTTGATAAGAAGGGCAAGGGTTGGAAACGTGGAACAGAGGGGTATCCATCCGCCGGAAGAATTGCTTGGGCTTTGTGGGGCGGTGATGCTGGTTATGCCAAAGCCAAGAAGATTTCAAGACAAGTCAAAGCTCAGGAGAAGAAATAGATGTCAACGAGAATAACGGAAGTAATAGTCGCAACTACTGACGATGGATTTGTCCGTCAAGAGTTTATGTATGGTACTCCGTCTTCCACTGCTTTCACTTCGACCGACGATGAGATGAAAGTCGGCTATGATGATGACGGTTTTGGATTAACAAGATACTTCTGGAGCTTCTTGCGATTCACAACAGTCAACATCCCACAAGGTGAGAATATTGTATCTGCAAAACTACAGATGAAGTATTCTGGATTTGAAAGTAACAGCGTTGGTGAGACAATCAAAATATCTGCTGAAGATGTTGATGATGCTGTTGCCCCAACAACTGCTTCGGATGTTATTGACGCAACTCTGACAACAAATAATTCAACGTGGACGATTCCAGCGATGACTTCGGGAACGTACTACGATTCTGCCGATATAACGGACGTGATTCAAGAGATAGTGAATCGTGCCGGTTGGGTTGCCAACAATGATATGAACATCATTTTGCACGATGCAAGCACCACTGCTAATTGGTACGCTCGTTGGTGGTCACGAAACAAAGGGGAAGATCACGCTCCGAAATTGGTTGTGAACTATGGTGACGCTTCATCCTCGGAAACGACGAATGTGGCTCGTCCGGCTGCTCTTAAACCAGTGGCCCACGTTGTTCACAACATCACTGAATATTACAAGAAACACAAACATTAGAAAGGGATAGAATGTCTGCTCAATCTTTCACTCAATTATTAGATAACAAAGCATCCGGAAGTTCGGATTCTGTTCAATGGTATGGCGGTACTGGTCAACTTGCTGTCGATGGAACTTGGGGTCATAATTCATTAAAAGTAAATCTTGAAGTCTCACCGGATGATGGCACAACTTGGATTGCCGTTGGTGGTGATGCTTCTTTCAGTGAAGCCGGAATTATTTCGTTCACTCTTGGGAGTTGTGATATTCGGATCACGTTGGACAATCCACACGCATCAACTTCCATCGATGCTTGGATTACAAAAACAAGCGGTCAGTGGACTTGATCACAACTCGATAATCGAAAGAGGGGGTTGAGATTATTCATCCCCCGTTTTCGTATGCGGAGAGAGATCATGGAAGATCGTCCAAAGTTTTATTGTTTCAAATGCAGAACACTACAAAAAACACATCGTGGAATTTGTAGCAAATGCGGCGTGTTGATTGGTTGTTCAATCATTAAGCCGGAAGAGTCTGAATCGTTTTATGGTTGCCAAGACAATCATCGAATTGTTGAAGAGCTTCAGATTCTCACAATAGCAAAGAACAAACTTTTGATGGATATGTTTTCCGTGCTTACTTACAAGAGCAGATTCGGAGAGCCATCGGACACATTAGTCAAAGAGGCTCTTCGGGACGTTAAACAAATAGCAAGGAACGCTTTGAGAGAGTTCGGGATTGATGAAGAGAAACCACCAGAATTGTAATTGTGGATTAACAATCAACGAATCCAATCCGATGCGGCGTGATCCCACAAGAACCACGATGCTTCGGAATTCTTTCGTGAAGCAAGTCAGAAAACGAATTCGAGAACTCAAGAAAGCAATTGAAATAGTTGTTGTTGATCTCGATGTTTTCAAACTCAAGCCGAACCCATTCATCTCAAATCAACTTCCGTTCAACTTCACTTCATACGGAATCAGAAAGCCAAGTGAGATCGAACAGATTCTTGGGATTGGTCGCCAACCAAATTATGTCGCTGATACATCTGTTATAATCTCCGCACAAACTCCATCAGCACAATTGGCCGCCTATCAAGAATGGTTCAAAGCTCAAGTTGATGCTGGTCTTCTCGAAGTCGCTGAAGGTTTTGAAGACAAGCCGTGGACTGCTCCGTATGTTGAATCGTCTTACAAGAAAGCGGTTGTCAGATCATACAATGATGTTCATGGATTGGCTGGTGAAGTCGCTCCGTTTGGTGCTGGTTCTCGTGCCGCTTTTCTTCAGTCTGCTTTTGGTGGGCCGATAGGAACGAGACAGATTCAACTTCTTGCAACGAGAGCTTTCCAACAGTTGCAGGGAGTCACGGCGGTCATGGAACAAAACATGGCTCGAATTCTTGCTGATGGTTTGGCTCATGGAAGAGGGCCAAGAGAGATCGCCAGAGAACTGAATAAAGTTGTGACGGGACTTGGCAAGAATCGTTCTGAAACAATCGCAAGAACTGAAATCATTCATGCGTACTCTGAAGGGCAACTTGATTCATACGAACAAATGAACATTGAAGAAGTCGGCGTCATGGCTGAATGGTCAACCGCCGGAGATGATCGAGTTTGTGAGTTGTGTCAATCTCTGGAAGGTGTTGTTCTCGAAGTCAAAGAAGCTCGTGGTTTGATTCCACGCCATCCGAATTGTCGATGTGCTTTCATTCCTGCTTTAGTCGGTGAGAAGAAACAAGCGGGACAGAAGACAAGACAAGATGAGATTCAAAAAGCAATCAACAAATCTGTGAGAGATCAAGCACCAAAGGGAACCAGTTTGGCCGATGCTCGCAAGCGTTCAACATGGGCTGGAACTCGTCGCAAGATTGCCAAAGACAGAACACGAACCCCAAGTATCGTCAAACCGAAAGCACGAACACGACCGAAGCCACCAACGCCACCAACGCCACCAACGCCACCAACGCCACCAACGCCACCTAAGGTGATCAGGGCGACAACCAGTAAAGTTTCTAATGTAGATGGAAAGTGGCAAGTTGCTGGAAGACATTTAGAAAATGTTATTTCTCCTCAATCACTTTCCAAGTTTGATGACATAGATGATTTGCATGATTTGTTTTCGATTCTTGTAAATGATACCGCTGATAATGTTTTGTTATTTGCGGAAGAATTATCTCTTCCACAAGAAGTTTTGAGAGAACTATTTGAAACTGCAAATGAATACAGAATATCAACAGGACTAAACCCTCTTCCGACAGAATTATTTGAAAGGAGTTATGCAAGACCTCCTGTTTTTCAAGTTCAGAAAGTAGATGCTGGAGAATTCAAACCTTTTAATTCTGATGATGTGGTACAACCACCTTCAACCATAAGTGTAGGAAATGCGGATGCTGATGATCCATTTGTTAAAAGAATGTGGAATGAAATTGGTCAAGAGGGGATTGCAGATGCCGACCATGCTTTGCGGATAGGTGAATTGATAGATGAAGAGATAATGAAAGATGCGGCATTGCAGACACAACGACAAGAATTGATTGAGGAGGGAATTGAGTTTAGGAAACGAAAACAAAACTATATGGATTTAACCGATGTGGGAAAAGCAAAGTATTGGAATGACTATGATAGCTATTTGATTCGATCTCAAAAATTTACAAATGAGTATTCCGAAAAAGTAGTGGAGACTATTGGAAGAATTCGTGAGGTAGGTGGAAACATTGGAGAAATAGAACTTTCTGGTAGAGGGAAGAAAACAGTAGGGGCGATTATTAAACAGGTGCAAAAAGACCTTCCAAGTGATTGGAATAAGTTGATTTCAGAAAATGTTTGGTTGGACTGTGCCAAATCTAAACGAGGTTTTGTGGCATCTTATTCCGACACAAGAAGACCAATCAG